AATAGTATTATTATGGGTAAAAATACATGGAAATCATTAAATAGCAACCCTTTACCTAATAGAAAAAATATAGTAGTATCTACTACATTAAACAATAATAATGAAAACTGCATTGTCAAAAGGTCACTTCAAGATGCTATTGCTTTTTCAAATAAAAATAATTTCGATGAGACATGGATAATTGGTGGAGAGAAATTATATAAATCTACAATTGACACTGTCGATATAAATGAGATACATATTACTGAGATTCTAGAAGATTTCGATTGTGATACTTTTTTTCCAGAATTGCCAAGTAATTACTCAGCTGAGAGTGTAACGCATTGGCGTAATGAAAATAATATATCATATAGGCAAATTATTTATAAAAATAAGGTAAAACCAGGAGAATTTATGTATAATATTTTACCTAATTATGCAGATAATAACATGTGGAAATAGTATTATAAATCTAAATAATATGTATGATGGCTTTAAAATTTCAAAAAATAAAACAAATATTAAATCAAGGATGCAATGTAGTTTATAGATTAAAATTGGAGGTGGATGCTTATAAATCTGTTATAGATGTATGGAAAACTTATAAACGCGTTAACACTCTTGGTATAGTAACATCTGATCGAAGAATAATCAAAGAAATATTTGATTTCCACAAGACAATAAATGACCATGTAATTTTGTATTTTTCAAGTAAAAAAAAGAATTGTCTTTTAATGTGTAAAATAAATAATGAATATATTAATTTATTAGTACCAGCGGTAGAAATAAATCAAGATCAGAAGAGCTTTGCAGCTGTATATTGTTGAATTACCATATATGTTTATGATGCCCATGTTCTTTACGTCCTATCCGAAGTAAGTGTGTACCAAAATGTCTTAATCTATCGCCAAGAAGATGATGATGGGGTTTCGTATTATGTGATGAGTTTGCAGGGTGAGAATCTGGATATATTATTGATTTTTGAGTATGACTATTATGCGATGTATTTGAACTGTTAGAACCGCTATTAGAATCGCTATTAGAACCACTATTAGAATCATCGTCTAAAGTTTGATGTGATGATGATTGAGATGTAATATTTGATAATAATGTATTTATAGATGCATCACTACCAGGCATCCAAGGTACGGGATCAACCGGTGTTGATGGTCCTCCAGGCCCCCAAGGGTGAGGATGAGGATGAGGGTGTGGGTGTGGAGGGTGAGAGTGGATACTATGTCTTGTATTTTCATCAGAAGTGCTATTAGAATGATATCTGTGCAATTTTGCAAGAGCATATTCTCTTTCTTTAATTGAATTATCATATTTGGTTAAAGAATTGCTTAAATTTTTAGGAAGAATATCCGAAATTTTACCTCCGCTCAAAGAAGAAAAATGAGGTTTTGGAGACTTGTCCACTTTATGAACGACATGATGATGATGCGATTTAGATGTTGTTGTTGTTAAATACTTTAATAATGTAACGATAAATAATAAACTTGTAAATAATACTACTAATATAATCAAAGTATGTTTTTGCATTTATATATTATCCACATTATAAATCATAATATGGGTTATCTGTAATTTCCATACCACAATATTGTTTAGGTTTTTCTTTATAATTAATAGGTGTGTATAATTTATTTTTAACAGCTATTTCTAATAAAAATTTGAAATTGCTCCAAAATTCATCATTATGCCCAACAGTTTTGGACATTACGTGACCAAGTTCATGAATACCTACGAATGTTAATGTGTTTTCATCAATAAGATTGTCACCTTTTTTGGTTTTAGTGGTACAAAATGCTAATTTTTTACCCTTATCTTCAGAATAAGCAGTATATTTAGAAGTAGGTAAAATCTCACTTACCTTAGTGGGATTAAAATTTTTAACTAAACGTTCTACATTTTCTCTATCTGGAAATTCTTTTTTTGCTAATTTGACTAGTTGTTTTAGTTTATCAGTGACTGTTGCTAATAGGTTTGCAACCAATTTAAGCTTTGGTCTTTCTCTAACGCAATATTTGTTCCCATCTACATCAGAAACAATACATTTTAGATTGAAAGCATCAGATTCAAAATATATTTTTAGCATTACGCCGATAACAAATATAATTAAAACATAACCCAATATATTCATGTTTTTTGCCATACTTATATATTGTATATAAAATCATATATGATGTTAAAAATATATGATTTATTATTTATTTTGGACCGCATCCAATCTCCAAAGGCCGTCTGTTAAAGTCAGGTCCAATGGTACTTCCATTCCATGGCCCTACATTTAGTTGAGGATTGGCAGGTTCAGAACGAAGCTGAAGATTAGCATTTCTCAAACTTGAAGAGACCGTATCAATACCAATATGGTATCCAGCTTTAAGCAAACTTACATTGGCTACATCACCTGCACCCATGGGATTCATTTTTGAGAACTGATTGTTACCGTCATTTGGAAGCAATTGTTTAGGATCAACAACTGGTTGTCTCGTGCAACTTGGGGGTAATCCGTGCATATCAGTTCTCACACCTGAAACTCCTGAAGGGCCCGAATTTTGTCCTAAAGGATTGGCAGGACCGGCTGGTTTACCACCGGCACAACAAGATGCGGCATTTCCAACAACAGTATTGGTATCAGGGACATTGGCGGCATTGCGAGCGTGTAATACATCATTAGTAATGTAAGGACCAGCACTCATACCGGATTGAATTATTCCTTTTTGTGCCGAATAGTTATTTACAAAATAAATTAAAACAAGGGCGGCAACAACCGTCAAAATAACCATGTGATTACTACATAAATTCTTCAACGTTTTGGCTAGCGTCATTCTATAAAATTAGCATATAAAAAATTTTTATCATTAATGATCAAATTATTAATTACCTGTCATTTCTAAAAGTTCATTTTCATCATCCGAACTTTCTATTTCATCCAATAGATAAAGGGATTTAATTCTCTTCGCTTCTAAATATGCTTCTATAGCTCGTTTTTTTGCTTCTTTAGCTCGCCTTTTTACTTCTCTATATATTTCCATATATACCTCATTGGGCTTCTTTAATTGTACGATCTCTTTATCTTCAGGCATTACTAAATTTATTTCATTAAGTTCGGTATTTTTCTCTAAAGGTTCTGTATTTACTAACAAATTATCTTCTTCCTTAACTTCTGTTTCTTGAGGTAATTGATCTGATTTCGCTAAACTTTCTAAAGAATTATTAGTATTTTCAGGAGATTCTTCCACGAGCTTATTATTTTCTAAATTCTCCAATTTAAGTTGTGGAACAATCATTTTATTTTCCATTATAATGTTGTCTTTTTGTGATAACTCAGTTGAAGAATCAATACTAGATTCCTTTGTCATCTGCATGTTTTCAGCATCATCTATATTAGTAGTATTAACATCCGTAGATTCGTATGTAGATTTAATTACAGTATCTTCTGATGCTTCGAGATCTTCTTCTACAACTTGCGATGACTCTTGTTCCATTATATTATTATTATCATCATCATCTTTTGGTTGTAGTTCAGATATTTTGAGTACTGTATTATTTGTATTTAGATCATTATCCTCAACTTTATCATCGGAATTGTTCACAGATTTGATAAGACATTTATTTCTAAATACTTTGTCTTTTAAAACCATTGCCTGTGTTAAATTAAATTCAAGAGAAAAACTTTGCGAGGTAAATTTTAAACCACTCATTTCTAAAAGAGCCATTAAAGTTTTTTCTTTAGTAAGATCGTCAATTTTAAGTAAAGATTCATCTTCATCGTATATTTGCAAAGTAGGTTGTGAGTTTAATCTACTTTTAGGTTTTTTTATAAAACATCGCAATAGTATTTTACTACCTTTATATGATCTTAAAATATTTTGCCAATGATAATCTATGGTATCCATATCCATATCAGAATGAAACCATTTATCTTTTTTTTCGTAAATCAAATTTTTGATTTTATCTTCAAGACCTTCTAAAAATTCAATTACATTTTCGTCGTCTTTTTCAAACATGAGATCACAATAAATTTTTTTTTCTGTTTTAACAATACCATTCTTGGTCTTACAGCTCGGAGTCTGTATTGTAATATTGTTTCCTAAAAGTTTTAATTTTGAAAAAAATGCACCTCCTTGCAATCCTTGCGGATTGGCTAAAGTAATATCATCTAATGGAAATTGTTTTTTTTCGAAGGAAAATATTTGCATACTCATTATAATCATAAATAGAAAAATATGTTTATACTAGTACGCATTGTAGAATAAATAATATCTATTATTTTTAATGGGAGGGTCATTTAAAGATTCGGTTATCAATGAATGCGTAAGTATTTTAAAAAGAAAAGATGTAAAGGATGAGATTAAGGCTTTATTTCAACCAATAATCGACATGGTATTACAAGAAATATACCCGTATATATTTTTATCCATGATATTCGTATTAATAAGTTTTTTGTTAATTTTAGGAATATTTATATTATTATTGCGTAATAATAAAAGTGATATTAAAATGCCTACTATTTCGAAATTTTTCTTTGCTTAATGTATAATGGCTAAAACACGAAGACGTAGAGGATCGGGACGTTCCCGTCGCGCTGGAACTAAAAGCAAACGAGGTGGTAGTTTATTGGCAGGTGTTGTAGGTGCCCTTAAAACTGCACTCCCTTCTATTGTACTGTACGAAGCATTGCGTGCTCAAGGTAAAAGAGTCAAACGTGGAGGCAAATCTAAACGCCGCCGCGGAGGTAAATCTAAGCGTCGCAGAGGTGGACGCACTAAGAGACGCCGCAAGTAAATAAATAATATTATATGTAATACAATAAATACATATAATACAGATCTTATTTAATCATATAATAAGTTAAAAATATTTATTTATATATAAATAAATGTCATTCGAGGATAATATAAGACAATGGGTCACAGTGGATAATCAAATTAAGAAATATAATAGTGAAGTTAAACGTTTAAGAGAAGCTAAAAGTAATTTAGCAAATAATATTTTAGCACATGCGGTTGATCATAATTTATCACACAGCATGGTTGAGATATCGGACGGCTCTTTAAAATTCCAGAATGTAAAGGTTACATCACCCTTAACATTCAAACTTATCACCGAATGCTTAAAAGACTGTATAGATAATGAAGAGCAGGTAAAATTATTAGTTGATTATATTAGACAAAAAAGAGAGGTTAAATATGTCCCTGAAGTAAAAAGAACATATACAAAATAATTTAAATATTGTACTTCTAATTATTTAAATGTCAGAAGAATTACAATATACTACAAATCCCTTGGAATTTCATAATCTAATTGTACCCAAAAAAAAACAAGCATATAGAATATGGTGGGAATCATCTGTTAAATCGGATAATCCTGATTTTTGGCATTCGCGCAATGAGACTAACCCTGTCACTCACGGTGAATATGTTGTTGATTTTTATTATAAACTAAAAGATATTATTAATAAATCTGGATACGTGATAGATAATGAAAAACAATTTAAAGATGAAATCTCTACTTTAATATATCATTTATCAAACGAAGAATGAATATTCCAAGCGATTTAAAAGAGCATGCTTACGAAAGTGAAGGAGAAGAAGATGAGGAAACTATTAGAGACAGACAGATATTAAAGGAGTGTTTTAAACTGGAAGATTTTTTAAATTATCATCAAACAAGAGAAATTCTTGAAAATGAATTCCGATGGGAATATGAAAAAAAATGCGAACCAGTTTTAGAAGATTTTTGGGAAAAACAAGTAAATATGTGTCGTAATAGCGGTGCTACACTATTTGACAACGAAGTTGATTTAGGACATGTAGGGACTTTTTTAGGAACAGTGTTTAGTCATTTAAAGCCCCAATACAATTTAGAAATTTTTTATGACACGCCGAGTTTAGCATCGGCAATGGTTAATACACATGAAGATAGAAAACATTTATTGGGGAAAGAACGACAGCAAGATATACGCGAGAATTATGTAGAATCTTCCGACAATGCAAACAAGAAATTTGATTGGAGTACTAAAACATATAAAAATAGTTAATTAATATATATTAATGGACTCTGAAAATTTTATATATCATAAACAAAACGGTCAAGTGATGTCAGCAGGATACGCCATCAACAGTAAATTATTGGAGGGTGGTATACCGGCTTTGGCAAATTATAAAATTCAAAAAGGTGGTTCTCTTGAATCTTTAGCAGTACCTGCTGGATTATTTTTATTGCAACAATCAATTACTTCAAAAACTAATGCACTTGAGACAATAGAAAAGGAGCCAGAAGTTATTGGAGAGGGATTGTATGATAAACTTTTGGAATTAATGGATCCTAAGACATCCGCAAAGAAAAAGAAGAAAAAACAGAAACGTAAAACAAGGAGAAAATCAAAAAAGGGTTCAAGTCGAAAGACAAGACGAGCATGACTTATAGATTGAATAAGACATATTACTTATTAATATAATATGTCTTTTAATAGAAATTATACCTGGCTCCAATTATCATAATTGAAAGGTGACACTAACATGTCGGGAAGTTTTTTCCTATATTCGTTAACTTTTTTCTCGAATCGTTTCTCTCTTCGCGTCATAGGCATTGGCGTACTGTTATCCAATAGTTCTTTTTCTAGAGGAGTCATCTTTGGTTTATAACCATAACAGTTAATTCCAAATTTAACATTTTCATTCCCAATATATCCTCCATTTATTCCAGGTCTTCCGCAGTCATGTTGATGACCTTTTACTCCTTGTAATTTATCCCACGTTGTTTTTTGTGTAGGATATAAAGCCATTTGATCGGCAGACCATCCGTATCCGCACCACTCGCCTCCTTTATCATAAGCCTCTTCAACTTGACTATAATCAGCTAGCTGTGCTCCATATGCAGCACAGACGGCCTTTGCATCTTTATATGTATACGTGTTATCCGGTATATGAAATACCTGTTTTGCGGCCATGATTTCAGGAATGGTTCCATCAGAGTATTCTGCATCATTTCCGTCAATGTTTTGGCCGTCCTTTTCTGTTAAATTATCCGGTGGGGTAATAAGCGCAATATCTATTTCAGGTTCTTTTGAAAATAAATTTTTTATCCCAGCTCTAATATCAACCTTGAAAAAGTATTGTAACCCATTTATTAATACAAGAAAAACAAAAAGTCCCCATAAAACAATTTCAATAAATGTCATTCCAGCAGATGTGGGTGCAGATGTTGAACCTGCTCCTGAACCAACGCCTCCTAGACCCAAATAGCTAAATAAAAGATAGTATAACATAATAACTGCTGTAAGAATAACTAAAACTAAGGGATTAGCTCCTTTTGCAGCAGTTTTTCCTATAAAATCATACATATGTGGAAACCCTTGCGATGGTGTAATGTCTAGCATTCGTATATAATATACTCATCTATTTTTTTTTGCGATAGAAGAAACAATACGATTTAGGAGAAATTAACTTATTCGTATCAGTAACTTCATCAACAGATGCGTCATTAAAGTGATACCATTTACCATTAGCATTCTTAACATATGCTGTATAATGACCACCAAATACACCTCCACTGTGATTGCATATACCACAAAGATCATAATTATAAGAAAATTTATCATATCCCACAACATAAGCTGACATGTCCAAGTTTTCTAAAGGAAAGTGTACAAGTGCTTGATTTTTATTTACTGAATTTGAAAATCTTTTAAGAGTAATTATAAAAATTTCTGGCAAACTCCAAAACATTAACTGTTTATTTGCAACCTCTTTTTTACCCGTTTTCTCATTATTATACATATTTTCACCGTCTAAAACTTCTATTTTTGTATAATTGTCTAAGCATTCGTGTAGTGTACACGGTTTATTATTCTTTTGCGTTTCAATGGGTAAAGGTAAGTCGAGTAAGAGAAAGGGTTCAGGAGTAGCATTTATATAGTCTCCCCCTTCTGTCTCAATCTTTGAAACGTGAGTTCCATAAAATAAATTTAAAAATTCAGAATATTCTTTTTTATACATCATTTTCTTCATCTCAAAACATTTTTGAGCTAGTTTATCAGTTTCAGTTAAAGCATCGCCGGTTATAGTCATATTAACTTCTCTCAAAATCGCCGTATGAAAACAATCAATTACAAATATAACAAATTCTGTTAAATCATTTTGTGCAAATCCTGTAAAGATACTTTTATCTTTTATTTTAGCAACCTTTTGAACCGATGAAAGAAACCCTCCTGGACTTATTATACAATTTTCACTCCATAACAAATCCCTTAATTTATCCCATTCAAGAAGAATCAAAGATTCTGCTTTTTTATTTAACTTTTTTTTAAAAGTACCTTTTTTTAAAAAATCATTCAATTCATAACAATGTGAAAGACACTGTAAAGCTGAATTCATAAAACAAGTGTTTCCAAGATTAGTTAATCCTGATAATCCTTTATCTTTATAGTTTTCAGATATGCTCATATTGAGTATTAATGCTATATTATTCTTATATCATTTCTCAACAAATAATATTCAGCCATGCTATATGAGTGTAAGTATAAATGAGATCGTCTATCAGTATTTGCAATTTGCATCAGAGCAACAAAGAGGACTTACAAATATCGCAAGTGAAATTTCAGAAATTAATAGTAGGGTTACAGATATAATTAATTTATATGCAAATGCAAATAGAAACGTAGGACACGATGTATCGCCTACTACGCCCGTGCCTACTACATCAACACAAGATACGCCCGTACCTACTACACCTGAAACAGTTATAGAAAATATTCGTAATATTTTGTCTCCTGTGCCGCCGCCACAAGAAGAACAATTAGAGATACCCACTGAACCTATAGAAAATAATATTGATTCAAGATCCTCTATAAATGAACGTACTAGAAGAAGAACAACTAGTTTTCATGAAAGAGATTTACCCGGACATACAGGAAATGTAGTAACAAGAATAAGACATCGCAGAAGTAGTATCGCTATA